GCGAAACGTAAGCGCTGCAGCCATGCGCCAGAGCATGATTCCGAAAAGCGGAACCCGGTTTTCGGAACAGATCATGCTCCAAGCATAGTCGGACAGGCATGGCTCTCCGGAGCACTCTGGAATTGGGATGAGTGAAACCTACGACCTGCTTCTCAAGGGCGGCGACTCGTTCCATCGGGTTCGGCGTGGCTGTCATTCGAGAGGGATGATCTTCTGAGAAGAGATTTCGTAGCTGCCGTGGCCGTGTAGGATGCCCTTGTGGAAGCCACCTGGGCGAGTCTCTACAACTTCAGCATGGTCGCCGCTGACGCGAACAAGCACGCCTTGGAAGTGCTGGTGTTCGATCCATGTCTTCCAAGCAGCTTGGAAGATCTTGTCGTGGGCAGGGTTGTCGAGGTCGTGGTCCTCACCGAACGTGCGTTCGAAGTTGTGGTCCCACTTCTCGTTGAATTCGTTCTCGTTCAGCCACGCGTCGAGACCAACGTAGAGGTCGCCGTTCTTGACAGAGTAACCAGCCCAGACCGGCTCTGCGTCGTCAACCTCGGCTTCAATCGTGTACGAGGTGGCGTCGTCCATGTCGGCGTGTGAGCCGTCCATGTCAACGTCGACTTCCACGGTTTGCCCCTTCACTGCTTCCTTCGCGGCCGCGTAGGCGTCTTCGATCGCTTCACCGTTGTGGGAGCCATCATAGATCGCCTTGCCGTTGTACATGAGGCGGCTCTTGGCAAGAAGAACGTGGATCGCCTTCTTGTAGGTGTTGGGGAAGTTCTTGACCACGTCCTTGATGTCAGGGTGGTGCTGCTCAGCGGCATCAGCGAGGGCGGACAGCTTGCCGTCCTCTTCGTTGATGCAGATGTCTTCGAGTTTCATGTGGTGGTCCTGGATAGAAGAAAGGCCGATCACCTATTTACAGTGATCGGCCTTCGATTAGGATACCTGGTCGACGATTGCTTGAGGAACCTGTCTCAGCAACCAGCAGTCGTTTTGGGATGGAGGGTACTCCTCCAGTCGTTCAAGAATGTCATCGACGACTTGGTGCGCAGCGAGGAAGACCTCCAACTTCGTGGCGTCAGCTGGAATCTCGGCTCGCTCCAGCGCCTCTGCGAGGATGTCACCCAACGTGGGGTCGAGCTTGCCGAAGATTTCGACGAATGTCACGTCAGCCCTGCAGAAGTTGCGACGGCATGCCAGACACGATCTGAATGCCAGACGTGTTCTGGATGTAGGCTGCCTCGACGTCGCCTGGCACGTCATAGCGCGCCACGATCGCGTGTGAGTTCACGGTGATGTTGCCCTCGGCGATGATCGTCCACGGGAAGAAGTTGACAGCAAGGCCGTCCTTCCCCGGTGCCACCATCAGGAGGAGCGGGTTCTTCAGCTCCACGCCACCAACCACGTCGTTAACAACTTCAGCGACGAGCTCCTGGCCTGTGACCAGCTTGATTCCTTGGACTAGCATCAGAAGGTGTACCCGACTGCGACACCAACGCCGTTGAAGCTGGTGCCATCCTGGTGGGAACGACCGTAGCCGACACGCACGTCGAAGTGCTTGTTGACCGCGTAGTCAAGGCCGACTTGAATCTTGTTGGCAGACGGGTAGTAGTCGCCGAGGCCGTTGCGGTGACGAGCACCGATGAAGGCGTCGATGTGGTCGGTCAGGCGGATCGAGGCTTGTGCTTCGACGCTGTAGTACTTCGAGTGACCGGTGAAACCGCCACCGTTCGAGTCAACGAAGTTCAGACGACCAGCCGCGATGCGAGCGGTCACGCCAACACTTTGGAAGCTGATGCCATTGCCGTAGCCGACTTCAAAGCCGTTGGCGTTCGGAACGCGAGCCGAGTCATTGAAGCGCAGCGCGAGCAGGCCTGCATCGACAGCACCAATCCGGGTGGACTCGGTGACAGATGCCTTGGTCTCGGACATCGTCTTGATGCCGAGGCTGCTCGTACCTGTTGCACGATCGAGGTCAGTCGAGATGCCGACAGTTGCGGCGGCGCTGGCCAGCCCAGTCGTCAGCGCAAGAGCGAGGGAGAGGAAAAGCTTCTTCATTGTTGTGAGGGTTCTTCTGTTAGTCGTAGAAGTACCAGTCGAGGGCATCGGTGACGTTCAGCTCCTTGCCCGAGATGGCTTCCTTGACAGTCAATATCATGCCGAGGGAAGTCGGTGTAAACGTGTAGCTCACGCCGCCTCCAACTGCTCCGTAGTAGGGTTGGCCTGCGCCAAGGTCCTGCTGTTCTTTGCTCTGCTTGGCCACGACTTCTGCCTGGACTTCAGCCAGCCAGTCGTCGATTACTCCTTGCTCAGCCTTATTTATCCCGAACGAGTTGACCCTCTTCTCAAAGTCAAGTCCGTACTTTGCAAGAAGTTCCGCGCGCTTTGCGTCGAACCTTGCCTGGAGGTTTTGCATGAAGTTGCCGAGGCTTCGGGCACGAACAGATTCCCTGAGCTCTTCGTCGCTTTTCTCGCTCATAGTTCCTCCGGTTTCTGGTAGAATGACTTGACAGTGGTCACGTGAAAGCTGCGCCAGCCCTTGCGGTCAAGCGAGTAAACGTGAATCAGGGTCGGGGATTCCGGTCGAGGGGTCGAACCGGTCTTCAACGGTGGCGTCAGCTTCTGATCGAGGGTGCACTCCATGACGGCTGCACTCCCGTCTGCCTTCGTGAACTCGACAATCCAGGTGCCGTGCTCGAGCTTGTCCTTGTAGTACTTCTTGGATTGCTCGTCGACGTTCTCACCGATCCCAGCCCAGTGGTCCAGGAGAACTTGACTTAGTGATCGGTCTTGAGTCGGGGTCATACACGTGCTCCATCTGGTCAATGTTCAGGATGTGGCCGCTGATCTTCATCTCAGGCCAGTTGAAGCTTTCATTATACACCACGTCGTCAAGAAGAGTGACATCAATTCCAGGATCGATGTTGCCCTTCAGACCACGCGCGTGCATGCATTCTCGAAACGCGATCTGCTTACCAAGAAACTGGAGCAGCTCGGTTCGTGAGAGCTCACGACGGAAGATGGGGATCAGAACGCGGCACATTTCCTCGACGGTTGGCACGGCGTCGAACTTGACACCAAGCGCCTTCTCCAGACCTGGACGGCAGCCGAGGTTGAAGTTCTGGCGCTCCTCGTCGTTCCAGATGGCGAATGAGAAGATGTTGATCGAGTGCGGCTGCCACCGGCGGATGTACTCCTTCGTTCGCGCGATGCCAGCAGGGTAGAGGTCGGTGTGGTACCAGCCTCCAGTTCCTGTTGGAACTGGGGCGATGAGGGTCGACTCAAGGTCGAGGTGCAGGTGGCGGCGACGTTCTGTCATGGGAAGAACTTCAGGTTAAGCTGCTCAAGTGCTTGGAGAATTTCATCTTCCAGTTCAAGAGCTCGAATCGGATCGAGAAGCTTGTGGTTGTCACCGACGTTAAACCCCACTTGAAAGACCACGATGGCATCAAAGGTGTTGGGGTCGCACATCGTGCTCTTGTATCGAACACGCGTGTCGTTGTGGCTCTTGCGAGTGCGGATCTTTGCCATCAGTCGCCGAGGTCGTACAGTGATCTACTGCCACACGTGGGCAGCTTTTCAAGGTTCATGCCAGACCACATGCCGTTTGGCCAGCGGTCGTTCATGAGGTCCTCGGGCTTGAGGTTGACGAGAGCTGCCCTCTGCTCGGGCGGGAGGTTCAGAATGACGTCACCTGGCTTGCTAGGGAACCGAACGCTCATGCACATGCGGAAGTTCAGTGCCTCGTCGGCAAGCTGACGGATCAGCTCACGAGCTGGGTTCACGTGGCCAAGGTAACGCTTCTGATTTGGTCTCATGTCTCGATCTTCTTCTGGAGCAGGCTGGCGATGTAGTCGATCACGTCCAGGTCGTTGGCGCGTGCATCATCGATAAGCCTGTCGATGTTGTCAGCGGGAATGCGGATGTCGACGGTGACCGGAAGGATTGGATCACCCGTTGCCCAATCAGTACCAAGGGCGTGAACCCTGTTAGTGCTGAATGAAACGAGTCCAGCCGCTTTCGAACGAGTGATGATCTTCATTGTCAGAGTTTGAGGTTCTTGCTCAGCTCATTGAGCTGAGACATTTCAGCCTTCGTTGCCTTGTCCCCAGGGATCAGGCACATTTGGGCCAGGTCTCGCGTCATCATCCTCAGACCAGCTTCAGACATCTTCGAGGCCACGACCACCTTCTGAGAAGTAGGAGTGGTGTCCACTTGCGTGAAGAAGACGTACTGTGCCCCGCTGCCCCGCTTTGCGGGCGGGTAGAAGGCCTCGGTGAAAAGACCTGCTGCAACGGGGGTCAAACGTGCTTTGTACCAAAGTCGATCTGTGATTTCTTTTTCGCGCTTCATGAGAGCCTTTTATGAGTGTGGGCTCTTATATCTATTGTAACTCCAGATCGACCTGGTGTGGCCGGATTATGCAGGTTGGCGTCGAGCTTCCCAGGCTAGTCGCGCCTCCTCCTTGAGCTCCTCTCGGTTGCTGAGCTCAGCGGTGGCCTCGTGCTTCAGACGTTCGTACTCGCCGAGGGTCTTGTAGACACTCGTGCCTTCTCGTTGGGCCTGCTTGTAGGCGGTGCGAGCCTTGCGGATCTTCTCCGAGAGTTCGTTGTAGTTGTTGATCCAGGTGGCGACTTCGGCCAGGTATTCAGTGCGGTCCATTATGCGATCTCCTTGATGCGGTTGATGAGGCGGTTGCCGAGCTTGTTGAGGTTCTTGAACTTGATCTTGAAGGACGTGCTCTCGATCCCGCCGAACATGTCGGCGTTGGAGTGCAGTTCAGCAAGGGCGGTGAGAAGCAGAGCTGGAGCGATGTCCAGGTGCGGGTAGGTGTCGGCATCCGCCGGCTTGAGGGTGTGCATGTCCATATCGTGTTCGATGAGACGAGCAACAGCCGCGTCGCCACCGGTCACGCGCCAAATGGAGGCGCTGATGCGGGCATGGTCAGGGAAGTGTTGACGACCTTCTTCGTCAACCGTACGGCAGTACGGCTTACCACAATCATGGTAGATGTGGTAGCGCTCCATCGTCTCCACATCTGGGCAGAGCTCGAAGAGGGCTGGATCGAACCAGTCAGGCAGGCGCCACTCACGTGCGCGTGCACCAATCAGGTCCTTGTACCACTCGGCCACGGACTCGCCGTGCTGGAGAATGGTCTGGCCTTGGGTCTGATTGCAGGCGGCCATCTTCTCACGAAGAGCCTGCAGTTTGGGGGAGAAAACCTACGTCATGTTACTTTCCTTAGTGAGCGAGCGGGTAATAGCATTAGTGGCTAGATAGCCGCTCGCGATGTTCACGGAGCCAGTCACGAAGCTCCTGCTTCAGGGACACGTCCTCGATGAGCTCATTGAGCGTGCGTCCGCGAGCAAAGTACTGGCTGAGAGCGTAGCCTTGGTGCTTGCCAATTCCCTTGATCGTATTGAGACCAAGCATGTCTTCGGCATGGCACTTGCAGCAAGACGCGGGGAAGGCCGTGCAGTCACCGTCGTGCCATGACTGCAGTTCCTGCAGGTACCATGTGAGCAGGTCGTCAGTCCGCTTCTCGATGCCCTCACCGTTCTCTGCGAGCAGGTAGTCAGGGTCGAGCTCCTTCATGGCCTGCTCGATGGCCATGTCCTTCGTTCGGATCTGACCACGCAGCTCGTTGCCGATGTTGGCGAGGGCCCAGTGAGCGGCGAAGGCGCGGTCCTCGTAGATTTCCAGCTTGAGCTTCAGGCGCATGACCTCCTTCTCATGGTCATCGAGCTCGATGACGGTGGCCAGCGGATTTTCCTTGTACGTGATCTTCATGTTAGACTCCCAGCTTCTTCTTGAGGGCCTCGAGCTGCGCGAGGTCTGCTTGTCGTTGAGCTTCGACGGCACGAGCCGCCTTCACCTTGGCTTCTTCCTCGGCGCGACGCTTCGCCTCCAGCTTGTCGGCCTCGGCCTGCTTCTTCAGCGCGGCGTACTCGATGTCCTTGAGTCGCTCCAGCTCGTAGTGCGCGTCATCGAATTCCGTCGGCACGCCGTCGTACAGGATCTGGAAGTCGTCCCAGCAACCGGATGGCTGCTTCAGGTCGAACTCAGCCCACTTCTTCACGAACTCGGTTTGATCAGAGGTGCAGAACACCTCGAAGGTGCCAGGTTCGTTCCAGCCGTCGCCGCAGCGGTCGTAACCATGGCGGGCTTCTTCATGGACAATGATGGTGTAGTTCATGCTTCTTCTCCTTGGGTGGGGAGGCGCCACAGCTGGAGCCCCTTCAGGTGGTGACGTTGTTCCTCGGTGAGGAGGCAGGAAATGGCGGTGAGACCCCAGTCCTTGTACGGTTCGTGGAACTCGGCCGTCGGAATGCCAGCTTCTTGGAGCGCACGCCGTTGCTTCTCGAGCCGTTCCTTGTCTCGAATCGTCAGGTGAATGTAGGAGGGGTGATGGTCGGCCGGACGGCCGTAGAGGTAAGCGTGTTCAAGGGCGGCGTGGCCGGCTTGCACAGCTTGTTGCGCGAGTGGGATGTCGCGGCGAGAGATGGTGTACAGATAGGTCTTGGCGTCTTCGCGGATCTACGATTGCATGATGGTCTTCCTTGGGAAGTTGGGGAACCTTTTTACCATGGAGAAGGTTCCCATGAAACTCGAAACTCAAAATCGTTAGCCTGTGTGATGAAACTCAGGGTCAGACTTACATTTCGGGTGCCTCGTCGGTTGTTGATCGGAACTACAACTTGTTAGTCGATGTATTTATTGTACCACTGTGGGTCGAAATGAACATTCGGAGACGCAGGTCGCTCTTTGCTGCGCAGCACGATCAGCTCGTTGCGGATCGCAGACTTGCCTGTTCGTGGTGGCGCAATCAGCAGGACATCTGCTAGTTGACGCCAGCCGCGACCGATGTGCTGATCTGAAAGCCGAGGCGTTAAAATTGGACGAATCTCCACTTTGCCTACCGCTTTAAGAAGCCGGTTGTAGAGCGGCGTCGTTGCGGACTCGTACCCCTCAGGGTCTGCATCAGCCGCTGCGACGATTCTCGAGAGGCTGCTCACAGCTGCCCCATCGAACCAGAGGTGTCAATGCTCAAGATCGCGCGCTGGCGCGGCATCAGAGCATTGGTGATCGCAAGATCATTTTCAAGGTAGCGGAGCATGGCGTCTTGAATTTCACGAGCAGTGTCTGCAATGTGCTCTGAACGCTGCAGCTGGAACGTATATGTATCACCGTCGAAGTCGCCAGCAAGCTCGAGGAGGCGAATCGTTGTCTTCCCGCGGCCCGCCTTCCAGAAGTCGAACTTCGGCCGCGTCGCCCTCTTGTACCCTTCCGGGTCCGCGTCAGCGGCTGCAGCGAGGCGGCCGAGGATGCTCATTGCTTCGCGGCACGCAGGGCTCCCTGCGCCTTCGTTAGCATGGCGACACGACCCTTCGGAACGCGGCGTTCGCCGTCGCAGGTGAGGACCTCGGGAGAGAGCTCGACCTCGCAGTGCACGAGGAGCTTGTCGATCTCCTCGTTCGTCAGGGGCTTCGTGAGGTCGTAGACCTCGACGTTCATCTTGAAGATGTCACGCAGCGTGGTGTTGCGCTTGTTGATCTCTTCGAGCAGCTTGAGGATGTGTTTGTTCATGAAGCCATTATACTACCCGTCCCCGGGAAGTACACACTAGATTACACCAGCTCCCACGTTCCGTCTGCATTCAGGCGGACGTTGAAGTACTCGCTGTACTCCAGCAGTTCTTCCTGCTCGGGAACAGGCTTCCCCTGGTCCTTCAGCAGCTTGGCGTACATCTTGTACACCTCGATCGCTGCGTCAGGCAGCTTGACATTGGTGATGGTAACGCGCTTCACTTCTGGTCTCCAAAGATTTGATGGCGAAACTGAGACTCGAGCTGCTCGAAATTTTCTAGGTCTACCTGCAGCTCACGCACCTCGTCGATCACGTTCAGCTCGACGCGAAATTCAACCATGGCGGTGTCATCCACTATG